CCCTAAAGAGTGTGTTCTTAATGCCGCGCCATCATACACTAATCCCAGCTTTTGATTTTGTACTGAACCCTTAGCCATTTTACCAGAACTATTTACGTTTGAAATATTAGACATTGTATTTTGTACTTCATTCATCACTCCTGACACAATCCCCAAGATTTGTTTGCCAGTGCCTTCCATTCCCCCTTGTTCAGTACCGACATCATTAGATCCTTCCGATACAGTCATATGATCTGCATCTGCATAAGTCTGGGCATAGGTAGTAGCAAGAGTTAAAGGCATAGGTAGCCAAATATTGGCGATAGAGTCTTTATCCAATCCGAAATGTTGTCCATTTACCATTCCCTCTCCTTTAGTAACAGGTACCCAAGAGTTGATTACTAATCTAGTCCAAAAGTTTCCTCCTGATACATCATCTAAAGGGAATTTAAATACTCTTGCGCCATCGTTCCGGAATTTAGGACCTGGATCGGGTTTGAATGTAGATGACGGATGTTTGCCGGTCTGTATCGAACTGCTAACATCTGATACTGCTACTGCCTTTCCGTGTGAACCAATACCTGGAACACTCTGTCCTTTTTTTACTGCCATTTGTCCTTCTCTATGTGATAATAAGTCCTTTGAAGTATTTATATAAATAGTTGAGATGGCTTATAAGGGAAAATATAAAGTAAAGAATCGCTCAAAATACGTAGGGGCAGTTGACAATGTTGTGTATCGTTCATCTTGGGAAAGACGTTTTATGGTATATGCAGACACTAATCCTAATGTAGTGAAATGGAATAGTGAAGAACTTGTCATCCCATATGTCAGTCCTGTCGATGGGAAAGTTCATCGATACTTTCCTGATTTCTGGATTGAAGTAAAAGGCGAAAAAGGGAAGATTAATCATATGGTAATAGAAGTCAAACCAAAGACACAGACGGTACCACCAAAGCTGGGAAAGACCGCTAAGTCGAAATATCGCTATGCAAAAGCAATGAAGACGTGGAAAGTGAATGAAGCAAAGTTCAATATGGCTAGAGAGTTTTGTGATGATCGGAAGTGGCAATTTAAAATACTAACAGAGGATCATTTGGTAAAGTAATATGGCTGTAAAAGTCTCAAAGAAATTAACCAGTGTCGATATAGGTACTGAGAGGACAGGGACTGATGGACGTAAGTATCGTTGGTTGGGTGGACAATGGGGTAGAGTAGAAAAGTCTGGTAAGACAAGTCAGATGGCTCGAAGGGCTATTGGCGCTGAATTGACTGCATCGGCATTGTCGGGTAAAAAAGGATCAAAAGCTAAACAAGCAAAGAAATCTGTAGCGTGGTTCAAAGCGAAAGTGGGTGAGTCTGCTAAAGGATTTAGAAAAAAAGCAAAACTGGCCCCTGGGAAAATATTTACGTTTGGATATGACGCCAAATATAAAGAGATTCTACCTTATTGGGATAAATTTCCTCTTATTGTTGTGCTTGATGCGTATAAGGATGGCTTTTTAGGACTCAACTTTCATTATATATCTCCTGTAGAGAGGATGAAATTCTTTTCAAAAATGATGAAATTTGCTACTCAAAAGGGCGAACCAGAAGATATGACTGACAAAGCAAGATTTAATGTGTCTTGGGATGCAGTACGAAATATTAAGCACGCCGACAAAATGATACATAAATACTTATATGGCTACGTAAGAACAAGTCTACTAGAAGCACCGCCAAATGAATGGGAAAACGTTATATTTCTACCATATCAGAAATTTGTTGGCGCCTCTGCTAAATCAGTTTGGAGTAAATAATGCAAATATCAGATTTTAACGAAGTAATAAGTACGGATTTTGCTAGAAATAATTTATATTCTATAGAAATCTATATGCCTCGAGGACATAAGGGAATGGGGATGGCCGGTCACAAAGAGACAGGACTCTTAGGGGAATTTTATACTGGAGCAGACAAAGAAAAGGGAGGCGCCGCATTTCTTTCATATAAAGCAAAGCAAGTAGCAATACCTGGTAAAACTATAGGTACAATCGATACCAAGCGATTTGGACCTATCTTTAAAGTAGCTAATGATTTGATTGTGGACACAACGTCTATGACATTTATGTGCGGAGAGGATATGGCTGAACATAGATTCTTTGATGGTTGGATGTCTGCTATTATAGGACAAGTTAAACACGGCACAGGACATTCTAGAGGTGCTCCAAAGACTCATAGACAAGTATATACCTTAAGCTATTATCACGATTATGTCGGAGAGGTTAGAATTATTCCTCTCGATAGACAAGGTGGTTCTATTGCGAATGTTGTTTTAATGGAAGCATATCCAACAAATATTGGACCAATAGAATATGTTTGGGGATCTGAAGGAGAAGTGGCTACATTTACTGTGACTTGGGCATATAAAGATTGGAATCATACTGATCCAGAACACGGATGGTGGGCTGATTCAAGTGAACTACCACAAGGCGCTGAAATACCATTTGAAAAAATAGTATAAGGGGAATAAACGCCTATTCCCCGCATTGATAACATAATTGTTAATAGGAGATAATATTATGCCATTACCAAAAATAGATACGCCGATATATAGTTTAAAACTACCATCGGACAAGAAACAGACTGTGACCTACAGGCCATTTCTGGTGAAAGAAGAAAAGATTCTTTTAACGGCTATGGAAGGAGCAAAGCACTTAAAGGGAGATGCGTTTAAGAATGAGGTAAGAGATGTGATTTTAAGAATCATCTCAAATTGTACTGATGGAAAGATAGATGGAGGGAAATTACCATCATTTGATATTGATTATTTGTTCTTAAATATTAGGGCAAAGAGTCGTGGAGAAACGATTGAGCCATCATTTACTTGTAATCAAGAAGGAAAAGACGGAGTACCTTGTGGACAAGTAGATAAATATCCAATTAAAATTGATGAAATCAAAATTGATTTTCCTGAACAAGATCACTCAAAGATAATGGTAAAGGATGATATTGGAATCCAATTAAAGTATTTGTCTACTGATGAAATGAAAGTCCACGATGGCGAGAATGATGGTATCGAAAAGATGTTTAAAATTATTGTCGATTCAATAGACTATGTATTTGATGCTGAGAATGTTTATAAAGGTAAAGAGACATCCAAGGGTGAGATGTCTGGATTTGTAGAGGCTTTGACAGAAGATTCCTTTGATAAAATCAAAGAATTTTTTAGTAATCTACCAACATTAAGACACAAGGTTGATTATAAGTGTTCTAAATGTGGACATAAAGAACCAGTCGTATTGGAGGGGCTGGAAGATTTTTTCGGCTTTGCATAAGTTTTGATACGTTGGTCAATCACTACAAGACCAACTTTCAGCTTATGCAACACCACAATTATAGTTTATATGATTTAGAAAATATGCTACCGTATGAAAGGGATATTTACGTTTCTCTTTTAGCGGAATGGCTTCAAGAAGAAAAAGACAGACACGAGCAGAATAAAAAATGATTAGTTTAACTGATATAGCCGCAAAAAACTTTAAGAGAATACGAGAGGATGAAGAATTGTCTGAAGATGTCCCACTCCGAGTAGCCGTCAAAGGTGGTGGATGTGCTGGTTATGAGTATACTTTAACATTCGGTGAACCAGCAAAGAAAGATTTAACGTTTGAATCAAAAGGTCTACCCATAGTAATAGACCGTAAGAGTCATATAGTAGTAGATGGACTAGAGATAGATTGGTCACAAGACTTATCGGCACCTGGTCCTCGTTTTGAAAACCCTAGAGCCGTCTCAACGTGTGGATGTTCTACGAGTTTTTCAATCAAACCTCAAGATGAGGTTGATAACCCTGTTTGGATGAATTAAAATGCCTGCACAATCATCAATGGAAGGTTTGGCAAAGATAATGGCGGTTGGATCAATCGCTAAAGGCGGCGTCAAAAAACTCACCAGCATAATTTCCGGTGATGAGAGACTTTCAAAGAAAATGAAGAAGAGGGCGGCAAAGGAGAAAGCCGATCAGCAAAGAAAGATTCTTGCGGATGAAAGAGAGGAGCATAAAAACTGGTTACGTGATAATGGTAGTATGTTGCAAGCTATAAAAGATAGGGCTTGGGGATGGAGATCACATTTAACTGAGGAACAGCAGGCATACAAGGACAACAAGGCCTTCGACAAAGAAGCAAAAAAGCAAAAGAAATTAGAGGGAAGACAAAGACGAGCCGGATTTGTGTCTGGAATGTCAACGGAAGAATGGGCTGAACAGGCAGCTTATACCGAGGCCACAGATAGAGCTAATCTGGCCGCCAGAGACATTGAAGATCGTAAAAAAGATATCGAACAGAGGCGTGCCGCTCAGGCTGATGCAATGACACTTGATGCAGAG